ATCCCATACTCTCTAAGTCCTTCTCACTTATCATCCTCGTTCCTTCACTACTAAGTTTTCTACTTCTACATCATCAACGTCATGCATAGCGTTGATTATTACATCATGCATATCTTCTTCATGCGCATCCTCATAGGAAGACAGGAAGTTATTCTCTTCATCTACTTTAACTACAAATGTAACGCTAAACTTTTTCATTTATGTTTCTCTTGATACACTTCGATTAGTTTATTTATATACCACTGTGCCTTTTGCAAATCCTCAAGGCCATTCTTATAACGGTAACGCCAGATATACTTCATGATGTTACCTTGTAAGTACCCTTCACTCTGCTCATTGGTTGCAGCTAGGATAGCTTCGATTGCTTCTATGCCACCTGTGTTATAGTGTATTGGTTTATTAACTGGATCAGTCATGCGTTGCCCTGTGTCTTCGTCCATTTGTTTAGTCGGATCACGTTGTCTTCTTGAGTGTAACCCTCTTCCTCTTCTAGCTCTTGTAAGGTTTGTTCATACTGTTCAGGGAACATCTCTTGCAATGCTTCGTGTTTGTATTCATCATACAGTTCGATGAACTCAGGGTTATCATCTAAGAAACGTGCTGTTGATGCCATAGTTAAAGCCATGTCTAGCTCAATACGCATAGCCTCTATATGTTTCTCTGATCCAAAGATAAGACCTGTGTGTATATCTCCAGTCCAATCTCCGTCAGTATCTACTACAGGTTTCATAACAATAGCTACCTCACCTGGCTTAACTTCATATGGCATTACGTTCTCCGTTTTACTTTTAGTCGTTGCTCTTTTAGTCGGTCACCCTTCTCAAGCAACCACCCTTCAGGTATCACACGGTGCGCCCACTTGAAACCCTTTTGCTCACACCAATCACAATACCTAGACTTAGCACCCTTGTAAAGCCTAGCGTTAGCGTTACTAAATACGAAGCGAATATCTAAGTTAGGGTGTTGTCGTTGTATCTCAACGTGTTTGCGTCTATCTGCAGCACTGAAGATGCCCTTAGTTTCTATTATGATACCGTTATCTAGCTCAAAGTCTGGTGTGTACGTGCGATACTTTAGGTCTTCCCATTCTATCTTTAGCTTCTCGTACTCTACCTTCTTCTGTCTAGTCTTAAGAAATGCAGCGGCCTCCTCTTCGAGGCCACTACGATAGATTCTTTTATTGTGTTTACGAGCCAAGTCCGTCACCTATTAACACATAGTCTATCTCTGGTGGGTTAGCTGATTTAGATACCCGTGAGGGTAGTGACTGTAGTGTCGGGTGACACTTGTGTTTAAAGCTACAGAACTTACATGCGCTGGGTAGCACAAGGTTACCGCTAGGCTTCTTGTAGTAAGTCTCTGGTACTGGTTCAAAGCAACGCTCGAATGGTTCATCATTGTCGATGTAGTCCACCAAGGCTTGGATATCTTGTAGTACTTTATCCTTGTCTACGTCAGACGCATCAACGTACTTGAACTCACCATTACCTTTGTTGACTACCCACCATCCACCAACATCTTTATCTGCTGCTGTAGCGTAGCCTACTAGCTGTGCGATATAACCGAAGCTATCACCTTGAGCTAGTGCATCAAAGGATGCGAACTTATTCTGGTATGACCACGGTGATGCAGACTTAACGTCATCAACCTTGCCATTCATAACCATGTCATACTCACCCTTGATCTCCTGACCATTGGGTAACTTGAGCGTGACAACATCATTGTCTTCAAACTCTGCACCTGCTGCACGTAGCAACCCTTTGAACACAGCCTCAACGATGTCGCCAAGGATCATGTTCATCAGGAAGTGTGGTGGCAGTGGTATCTTATCTTCAGGGTCATTCTTCTCAAACCATAGCTGACACTTAGGCTTACCAATGTTAGACATACGTAGACGGAAGTCATCACGTGGTCCACTATTGAATTGCTTTTCAAGTGCAGCCTCAACGTCAGAGGCAACCTGTGCGGCTACCTCCTTTGACATCTTAGCTTTACCTTCCATGGCTAATTGCAAGAAGCTATAGACCGCCAGTTCTGCGGGATGATTCATTAGTCAACGTCCACAAAATCGTTGTTGATAATGTCAGACACCATAGCATCATCATCTGCAGACATAGACTTATTGGAACGCTCATGGTGTAGATCAAGAATCTTACCATTGCTGTACTCAATCAGTTCAATGAAGTCCTTCAGCATTTCGTTGTCACCTTCAACGATGTCAACCTTGTCACCAATGGATGCACTGATCTTACCAAAGGTAGCACCTGAAGGAATGCTACCCTCAACACCTACCAACTTGATAGTAGACATAATAGGTAGTAGGTTCTTGCGCTTCAGTGCATTCATCACACCGTTGATAGACTTCCGTGAGTCACGGTTCTTAATATCCATGACAAAAGGAATGTCACGATATGTTTCATAGTCTAGTGCTTCACCCTTCTCGTTGACAGGGTTATCCAAAGACACTGTACCGTAGTAAACATTAACATTACGAACACTACGAACGATTGCCTTAGTTGCATCAGGTAAAGCATTGAAGTCGTCGATCCAACCAGAGGGGCGTCCTAAGTTGAAGCCACCAATGCTATCCTTCATGTCACCGCTCAGTGAGTTAGCTAAGACAGACTTCTCCATCTCTTCTGTTTCACTGTTCCAACGCTGCCACTGCTGACGCTGTGCAAAGATACGCACGGTGATACCATCACTGTACACTTTTTCTTCACCACGTGTAAGGATGAACGCACCCACAGATACTACATCTGTCTTGATCATCTTACCGTTTACTTCGATCTCACCCTTGAGTGGTGAGTGTAGCATACCAATACGTGCAATGCTTGGTGATGCCTCACCACCTGATGCAGACACACCCATAAGCTCAGCCATTGATTGACCACGCTCGTTTGCGATTGCTAGTTCATTACTCATTTCTATATCCTTTTCTATAGAGTCAAAGAGTGCTTAGTTATACACTAAACGTCTACTGTGTCAAGCCAATTAGGTCCAATCTTAGCCTCTAATAATAGAGGTACATTCATCTTTACCTTGTAGGTCTTTTCCACTAGTTCGTTGATACCTTGGTTAAGTAGCTCTACTATATGTAGAACCTTCTGTTCTTCGTCAGGATGTACGTCTACCACCATACTGTCATGCACTGAGTTGACTACACAGGATTGTAACGGTTGTAACAATTCGTGAAGTCTATTGAGTACAACGGGTACGACATCACCTGTAGCAAAGCCTTGCACTGGGTAGTTCTTAATCATGGTGAAGTGACTAGGCATACCATTATCTCTACGTCTACAGTCAGGGAATGCGTACTGCCTACCAGAGATGTTAGTAATCTTATTGAAGCGTATAGCCTCCTCACCTAAGTTCCTGTGCCATGCAGCTACTCCTCTGTACTTCTCGACGAAGTGATGGTAATAGGCGGCTTCAGCTTTTGAACGTCCATATCCAGTGGCTCCAAAGAGGGGAGCGAAGGTGTGCGCCTTTGCTTCTTGTCGGGACGTTTGTTGCCCTGCTTCAGTAATAACTTGCGCTGTGTACGAGTGTACGTCGAATCCTGTTGCGATCTCCTCCATCGCCGTTTCGTCCTGCGCGAGGAACGCTGCGGTTCTGAACTCAAGTTGGGCAAAGTCTGCCTCCATTATCTTGCCACCGTCCCAACGAGATACAAACACCCTCTTCACCGGGAATGTACCACCGCGTGGCATGTTCTGCATGTTGGGGTTACGTCCACTGAATCGTCCTGTGGCAGTAATGTGTTGGGTCAACCCCACGTGTAGGAATCCATCATGTTTAGTATAGTTAGCTATGCCCTCAACAAAAGCAGATAGGTAACTACTAACAGCAGAGAGCCGTTTAAGATCGCTGAGAAAAGACTCAGCATCAGACATGTTACGAGTACGAGCAGTTGCCATAAGAGCATCAAGGTTATCTTTACCAGTACTGAATCCATTAGCACTGACCCAATCCTTGTTAGGTGCTGTGAACTTAAGCCCTGCAACAATGTTAGTTTCCTCAAGTATAAATCCTTGTGCGTTACATGCCTTACACTTGTTAGGCTTTGCATACTTTGTCCCGTCCTTCTTTACTTTATACGTTTTCCCTTGCCCTTCACACGTAGGACAGGTGTATGCTTTAGTGCGGTAGATCGTTTCACTGTTCGCTTTGACTGCTTCTTTGTATTCTTGAACAGTTGATGTATAGTCAAATAGCTCCTTCCACTCCCCCTTATTCTTAATGCGTTTAGAGAAGACGACTTGTGACATCTGCTCAGGCGAATTAAGATTGATAGGTGTCGCGCCCATAAGTTCCCTGACTTTG